GACTTCCAAACGGGACGATGCCAGGCTCGGCATGGGGGAACGCCTCAATTAACGCTTCACTCATCTTCTGCTCCTTTCAGCAGTTGCGGGCAGCCAACACGGCCGCCCTCAAAAAATATTACAGACCAGTTTGATCACAGGTCTCGGTCGCCGTTTCGCTCTTCGTCCAGCATGTCGACCAGGGCTTTGATGGCTGCTTCGTATCCATTGACCATTCCCACCCGGTACCCATACTCAAAGGCGTCTCGGTTGACCGGGCGCTTGAGGGCTTCAAGCGCAAATTGCTGCTGCTCGGTCTTAAACCGGCCAAGCAGCTGTTCTTCAAATCCCATCAGCAGGGCGTCTTAGGCATGGACGGCGCGGCGGGCAGGGTCTGGCCCGTGACTGGCTGACCGGCTGCCATGCGGTGGTGCTGCTTGACCAGCGCGCCGGTCATCGGCACGGTGCCTTGGGTTGGTTTGTCGCTCATGAGGTGCTCCTTGTAAAAATTAACGGGTGCCCGGGTTGATGCCCGTGCCGGTGCTTACAGAAAACTTTTCGCCCGTGGCAATCTCTGCCGCTGCCAGGCGCATGGCTGTGGCGTTGTCTTCTTGGTTCATTTGCAAACGGGAGTCGATCTCGGCCTGGGTCCGCTCGTTTTCAGCGGTCTGGCGTAGCTGCTCAGCCTGGAAGTTCTCAGAGCGTGCGCGCTGCTTGTCGGCCAGGTTGGCGGCATCCATCTGGGCGTTAACCTGATCAACCTGAGCGGCTTGGGCTGCTTTTTGCTGATCAATCTGCAAGCGGCCGGCGTCGGACTGAGCGCGCTGATCCAGTGCGGCCTGTTGTAATTGGGCGCTCATCTGTGCGATCTGCATGCTGTTGTCAGGCGGCATCTGAGGCTGAGGAGCGTACTGCTCGGCCATCTTGTCAATCTGGGCAAGCTCTTGAGCGAACTGCGCGAGCTGCTGCTCAATGATCTGCTGGACCCGAATAATCACCTGAACCTGCTGCTGCGCGTCGTCCGTGATCAGCTTTTGTTCTTCCGCCCGTTGAACGGCCTCATGCGCTTGCGTAAGGTAGAAGTTGAGCAGGTGGTCCCGCAAGTGCTGCGCCATCGGGTACAAATAGGTCTTGACCACTGCCGGGTTCATACCAAACATCGGCGACTTTAAGAACGCCAGGTGCGTCTGGATGTGAGCCACGTGGTCCTGCTTGGGTAGCACGTACACGGGCCGGCTCATCGTCGCCGCCACGTTCTCGCTGACCGGGTCCACATCGTCCTGGCCAGGCTGAGGCTGCAGCACGTCGTCCGGGCTGAGCTTCAGGTTGCGCAGGAACATTTCCTCAACCTTGCGCGCGTCGTACATCTGCGGCAAAACAGCGGATCGCTGCAGCACGGCCTGGACCTGGGCGAAGCGCTGGGCCTCGCTGAAAATCGCTGGATCGCTAACTGGAATCACGTCCATCGGACCGTCAAAGTCTTCGGGCTTGATCTGCAGCCCAGACTCCATTTCTTCAATGTCCTCTTCGGTGAGGTATGCGCTGTTGATGCGGTGCAGAATCTTGAAAACACGCGACATGGAGCTGTGCAAGCGCGAGTGGATTGAGCTAAACACGACCATGCCCTGCTCGATCAGCGCCAGCGTTGTACCCACAGGCGCGTTGGCGTTTTGGTCGCTCAGCTTTTCAAACGAGGTTTGCACAACGCCCTTGCCGGCATCAACCAAGAAGCCGAGCAGCTGGAACAGCGTCGGGCTTGGGCCATTGAACGGCAGCGGCATGGCCAGCTTGCGAACGTCGTCGACCAGGGCGCCGCCCTCGAGCTCGACAACCTCGGTCGGCTGCAGGTTGATCGTCTGACCGCCTGGGCCGCCCTTGAGCTTGAGCAGCGTGGGAATATTCTGGATGTGGGCCGAGTCCAGTAAAGCGCGCAATGCGCCAGTGGCCGCGCCGGAAAGGCCGCCAATCATGTGAGTCAGGCCAATCGGGTACGCGCCGCGCCAAGGGACGAACGGGAACTCAACAATCCAGTCCAGTTCCTTGCGGCGGCTGTCTTCAGCATCCCAGTTGCGGTACAAACCGCACGCTTGGCTGCTTGGCTTGTCAATGCTGATGATGTACGGCTCCATGCCGTCACCAAAATCAAGGTGCGTGTAAATCTCAAAGATCGTGCGCAGGCCGTCCTCGTTGTAGGAAGATTCCTCGCGGCCTTCAATCTTGTTGTTTGCTTTGCTGGCCGCGCTGTAATCAACGTCGCCAGGCGAGCCCAAGTTGATGTCAATGTACATCCCTGCTTTGATGCGGTGGTTGAACTCGGCTTTGGTCACGTACTGCACGTGCGTCTTGCGCTCGGCAGAGTAAAAGTTGGTGGCCGCAAACGGCAAGTAAATGTCGTCGATCGCGATGAACTCGGACGTCGGGCGCCTCCACTGCGGGGACCACATGAGCTTGAGGTACTGACCGCCGCCCAGCGGCAGCTGCGTGCTCAGCTGTTCAAGCTCGCCCCGGAACTCGCTCATCTGCTCGGTCGTCTGCCAGTTCATGAACTCAGACTTGCGGCGCGCCTTTTCCAGCTTCTTGGGGTCAACATTGCCGAGCACCTTGGACTTGACTGGGCCGCCAGGCGGAAAGATCTCCTTCATAACCCGGGCCGAAAAGTCAACGCAAGCCTCGACCAGCATCGGGTGCACGACTTTGTTGGCTCCGGCAAACTGTGCGCCGCCTGGAGCATCGTCGCCCAAGCCGGTGCGGCGCAGGCCCTCTTCGTAAAGTTTGTCGCGCTTTTGGCGGGCTTCTTTGTCGCGCTCGATTTTGTCAAGCAGGTCGGTCACAACATCGGAGAGGGTGGACTGGTCCACCTCGTCAACAATGTTTGCAAAGTGGGCCATCTTTTCGGCCACGTCTTTTTTGTTCTCAAAGCGAACAATTGCACCGCCGTCGTCTGTGTCCTCAACTTCCATGTCCTCATCTGGAAGAGACAGGTCTTCGGCGCGCTGCTCCTTGTCGCTTGGGTTTTCGTCGGTTTCGCCGTTCAAGAGTTGGTCGTTCATTGTGTTCAGCCTTGGTTTAGCGCGCGTTCATTGCGTGGAGCTCGCCCACAATCCTGTCGATTCTAGCCGGGTCAAAGTCGTCTGTGGGGAAATTCGCACCGGAGACTGCGCCGCCTTCGGCAAAGCCTGCTGAATTTGCTGCGCCATCAAGGTCAAAATCCGTTCGGATGCGGTTTATCACTTGGTCAATGCGCGCGGGGTCGTAGTCAACATAACCGCCTTCGGAAAAGCCTTCTGGTTTTGCTGCGCCGCCAAGGAAGTCACGCATTTCGTCAATGCTCATAAAACGCTGGGCGTTTGGAGAAGAATTAACAGCAGCGTTAAAGTTGTCAATTGACTGCTGAATGTCCCGCTCGGGTGAGACATTGTCAAACGCGCGAAAGACCGCGTAGGGGTCTTGCATGTCAATCAGCCCCGTGTTCTCCAAGTCACCCACGTCACCCCAGTTGCCTGAGCGCACAAAGTCCTGCACAGCGGGTAGGTACTCTTCGTTAGGGGCCTTGTTGCCTTTACCTTTGATTTGGACAATTTTTTCAGGTCCAGGGCGACCCTCCGGAGTTCCAGTATCAAAAATTTTAGGGCCAGGCGCCGTCTCAATCGTCACATGCGGACGCCCCTTATCGTCGCGCAGGCTAAAAATCTTTGACCGGCCCTCGGCCACATCATCACAGTAGCCGCCTACGCAGTGACCCATAGTGTCGCCTTCGTATTTGAGGGCGTCTTTCAGGGCTCCGGAGTCCCGCTTAGCGGCGTTCTTGAGCGCGCCTTCAGGGCTGACACCCTGGTCCAGGTAATCTTGATACCACTCGCGTTGCTTAGGGGTAAGCTCTTCTACGGAGGTCGGCGAGGGCTGCTTCAGCTGAACCCACTTGGTACCCGACTCGGGGTATTCCTTGAACGTGTGCGTCGCGGGGTTCATGGCTTTAGCAATGTCGGCTTCAACTTTCTGCACGGAGCGCCAAGCGTTGATCTCGTCAACGCGCTGGGCCACTTGCGGCACGGACATTTTTTCCAGGTCGGCGTACTTCAACAACAGATCTTGCGGCAGGCCGGAATTCGGGTTTAACGCGTTCTTCAGCTCGTCGGCAAGGTGCTTAAAGCCAAGGTTGACCGTATCGTTTTGCGCAACAAGGTAAACGTCTGTTTTTGGTGGAACCTTGGCTAGCCATGGATTTTGATCAGCATACCCTTGCCGCAACAACTCACCGGCATCCATTCGACCAATTCCAACATCGCTTGCATTCTCCCAAGCACGAGCAGCATCGCCTTGAGCCAAGGCTGGGTTTCCTGAAAGATCGCGAACTCTCTCGGCTGAAGATCGATCCAATTCAAGTTGTGCTGGGTCGACGTGCAATCCGGTGCGTGCCTCGATGAAGTCCCGCTCGCGCTGAAGGTTGCGGATGCGAGCCTGTGAGCTGGTCATCATTTCGGGGGTAAAGCCGCGAGCTTGACGCGCGGCATCCATATCGGTTTGGGCCTTGGCAAGTTGAGCGTCCTTGGCGGCCAGTAGATCAGCCTTTTTGCCCACAAACTCATCAGCCTGCAAACGCAACGAGTCTTTGGGCGTGGCCATCTCGTTTTTGAGGTACTTGGTGAGTTTGGTGTTGAGCCAATTATTGAGCGCCGCTTCGGGTTCAAGTAGCGCTCGCTGTTGAGCATAAAACGACGGATCAATAGCCACCCCGGCTTCTAAATTTTGCGCATACGACGCGTCCATGTCCCGGAGCCTTGTCGCCGGGTCTGAACCCATTACTCGAACCTTCAACGGCTCCACCGCCCGCTCAACGCTGCCAGCCAGCCAGTTGCCGCCCTTGGGTTTAACCACGTAAGCCGGGGCTGCAGCGGCAAAAAGCGGGTTACCGCCCTCAACCCCGCGCGCGATCTGCTTGGCGGTGAGTCGGCCCAGCGCGCCCGCGCCCCTTCCGGTTAACTTGGCCCCTGTGGCTAAGCCAGCCCCTCCCGTCAGGGTTCCGGCCTCGGTAAAAGCGCGCCCGGTGGGGGTAGACTCCAAAGAGCGCCCGGGCAGTATCATGCGAATGTCATCCGTGGTGGGCATGTACGTCTCCCCGCCCAGGCCCGGAATCATACGCACCAGGCTCTCCAGGTCACTGGGCAGGCCCAGAGTACCAGCCGCCCAACCGCGCAGGGCGCTGAGGGGGGCGTTGGCCGAGGCCGTGCGGTCTTGCTGGGACTCAGGGCGGCGGCCGGCAGAGCGGTAGCCCACAAAGGGGCGGGTGAGGTCTTCAGCCATTGCGGGGGTTCCTTACCATTTGGTCTTGTTGGCCCAGTACGCCGCGCTCTCAGGCCCTTTGGCAATATTCTTTGCGTGCCTAGCTTTAAATGAATCTCGCTTGGCAGTTACTGCTGCTGACTCACCGACTTTAGGTTTACCTGCCGTTTTGGCACCTTGTTGGCCAAAATGAATCAGCTTCTCTTTGCCATCAAAACAAGCCTTGACAACGTGAGACTTAGTAGGGTTGCTAGGCGTGCGCTGCGGTTTATTGCAGGCTAAGTCGGCTTTTGAGGTCATTTCTTTTTTGCCGCCCGCATGTTGTCAACTAGATTTGGATAAGGCCGGCCTGCCGACTCTGCCGTTCGTTTAGCAGAAGACTTTTGGCCGGATGACAACGGTTTGCTTGCGGGCAAAGAAGCAGGGCGCTTTTTATCCCAGACTGGTTTTTTAGGCTGCATAAGGATTTACTCTAGGTTTGTTAGGTTTGTTAGGTGCGTCTACGTCTTTAGCTTGCGGCAATTCAAACCAGCCTTCATTCTTTAAAAATATAACGGCCTGCGTAAACGTGTCAACGTAGTCATCGTGCTCCGCAACCGGAAACTTAGCAAGTTGCTTAAGAAAAGCAGCCGCCCAACTTACCGGTTGATTTGGGTTTTTGGCAGATTCAGGCACCCAAATAATGTCAAGCTCAAGAGTCGGTGCAGCTTGATGCGCACGGCTGATTTTGTCAGCGTTGCCCGGATTGTATCCCACAGCAGGAACTCTTGCTAATCTTAAGTCTTGCAGTAGACTTTGCCCGCTGGCTTTGGCCTCGACAAGTATGCGGTCAGGCCTTCTTGGTCTTGCAAAAGGGTTTGCTTTGCTGCTGCCGCCGTACTCAGTTGTCCAGTCATGAACTACTTTGGTTCTCAATGCAGGATAGCCTAGGTGTTCATCCCAAGCATCAAGCAACATGGCTTGGCGTATGCCTTTCCATGTGAATATGCCCCAAACGGTGCAAGCAGTTGGATCGCCACTGGTTTTCTCAGTGAACGCGCAGTCATACGATTGTAGGATGTACTCGAACGATGGCAAGCCGTCTTTGAGAGGCCAAAGCTGAAAGTGCTTTGTTTTAAGTATGCCGCCTTCTGCCGGCGTAGGGTCTTGCTGCAGCTGACCGCTTGCGCCGTAAGTACCGAGCAACTGTTTGAGCGAAGTTATCTCTGCAGGGCCAAAGCGGCCAGGGCAGATTAGTTCGCCAAGTTTTTTGCGGGGGTCATACGCACCCAAGCTAGTGCTGCGTTGTTTGCCATCCCATTCGGCAGGTATGCAGATATGCTCCCAACCGCCGATATCGTCAATGATGTGGCCGCTGATGTCTCGTTCGTGCAGCCTTTGCATAACTGTAACCATAGCGTCGGTCTTAGGGTTGTTAAGCCGTGTCGACCAGACTTGGTCAAACCACTCGAGGGCAGTATCACGCATTGCATCTGACTGGGCATCTTGCGCGCCGTGCGGGTCATCGAGTATAAGCCTTGACCCGCCTTCGCCTGTTGCCGTGCCACCGACTGAGGTGGCTATGCGGTAACCGGTCTTGTCATTTTCAAACCTTTGCTTGGCATTCTGGTCGCCGGACATGGTGAACAGGTGTCCCCAACGGCTTTGATACCAAGGCGACTGCAGAAGCCTGCGGGCTTTTAAGTTGTCCCTGATTGACAAAGTGCCTGAGTATGAGGCAGCGAGGAACTTTTGTTCTGGCTGCGCAATCCATTCCCAGCAGCACCATGCTACACTGACAATGGTTGACTTGGAGTGCCGTGGAGGAATGTTGATAAGCAGCCTGCGTATGTCGCCTGAGCTGATTGCTTCTAGATGTTCACATATCTCTTTAATGTGCCAGCTTGGCACGAACGGCACGCCTGGCTCCATAGTTGGCCAGGCTTGCTTGACAAACTCGTATAAAGATCCGCTAGCAGCTCTTCGGTCTTGCTCGTTTTTAACTAAGTCTCGCATGACCGAGGGTGACAAAGGTGCGTTCATGGCTATTTGTGTTTAAAAGCTTCTCGCAAAAATCTGACCATTTCTAGTTTGGCAGCAACTTCAGCAGGATAAATGTTTTCTTCAGACAAAACCTTGTATTGCAGATTAAGTTGTGTTTCAAACGTATCTAGCAGTGCCTGAATGCGAACGTTTTCAAGCTGGGTGCCTTCAAGGACTTTGCTGTCAGTTAGCTTTAGCATGTCGTAGTAATTCATCATATGACATTGCTCACTTTGTCCATGAGCGCAGACATCTGCGCAAGCTCTGCGTCGTTCAAGCCTTTTAAGTTGACATGTGCGGTTGTCACAGGCCCGCCGTTTGCGCCTGTGACTTCAGTGCGCGCAAGCTTCGGCACATGATACTCGACAACGGACTGAAACATGTTGTAGGCTTTTTCCGGGTTTGGCGCAACAAGCCAGACCTGTTCGCCGTCGCCGTTGTAAACAAAGTTGCCGTCCGAATCCTGCCTAGGCACGCCGTTCGCAACCTTGTCAAGCCACTCTTGCAAGCGGCCAGCGTTGTTGTCAACAAAGTAAGCAATCGCAGCTCGGGCTTCTGCCGTAACTTTGTTAGTTGTGCCAGGCGCTCTGCCTGAACCTAACGGTTTTGGCGAGCCGGGTTTTACGCCTCTTTTTTTAGGCTGAGTCGTGATAATTTGCATTTTTCTCTCCGTTTCCGTAACAGAATTTTGATTTATTGTACAAAGCTTTTGCGTTTAAGCACTCAGTGCCTTATAAGCTAAAAATACCTTATAAGCTTCATCAGCACCTTTGCAAGTCTTGACTAAATACCCACATCGCTCCAAAGCCGCTTGGATCGTCTTTTGGGACTCGCTAACGCTACCGCCTGATTGGACCTTCATCTCTACAAATAAACCTCCATAATGGCCTTTCTTCAAAGCAATAAAAACATCAGGCACTCCTGCCAAGACTCCTTCGCGTCTCATGCGAGCCGCCTCTTTGGGATCTCTTTTTCCTCCGTTCGGTATCGCAAAAGCAATTAAACCAGGGTGAAACTGCCTGACCCTTGCCATAAAAATAATTTGTTCTGTCGACTCGCTGCGCATTCCGCTTTTATTCATTCTTGGCCTTAAAAATATTGCTTTTTATCAGGGGTGCAGCTAACCCTTAGTGTAAAAGGTTACAAGCATCAACCAGGTTACGGGTTAAAAAGTCCTTGTAACCGCGTTGAAAGCATTACAAACCCTAGCTTTTTTCGCAAAAAGGTTACTAGTTACAAGACGCAGGGCCCCTGGCTTAATACGGAGCACAAAATGCACAACATCACTTTATATATATTTTTTATTATCACACCAATATCTATACTTTACTTGTAACTTGTAACCTTTTATATAAAAAAGCTAATGGTGATAAGTACTTAGTCTAGGTTACAAGTAAGGTTACAAGAGTGAAAAGTTACAAGCAACCAGTAACCTTCTGCGCAAATTAGCCTAAAAGTGG